CGGTGCGCGCGGGCATGTCAGGCGTCCTCATCGGTGGCAATCAGCGCCTCGAGCACGCTGTCGTCGTGCATGTCGTTCCAGCGCCGGCCGGGGTGATTCGGCAGTTGCTGCTTGCGGCGGTCGTACGCGGCGCAGATGCGCAGCACGGCCGGCAGCAGGCGCGCCTGGGCGCAGGGTGCGCAGGTGCACTCGCCCTGCTGCTGGCCGCCGGCACCGTGCTTCGGCGCGAGGCCGCGCGCGCGGATGTAGTCGTGCCCGCGCAGGCCGGCGAACGGGTCCGGGTAGGTCGTGCGCGTGCGTACGGAGTAGGTGAGGGCGTCGTTCATCGGGCGGCCCTCACGGAGACGGCACAGGGGCCGAAGCGATCGACGGCGGCGCAGAGCGCATCGACACTGCTGGTGCTGATCGCCTGATAGACATGGATCGCGCTCGCAGTGCGCACGGTGACGGTGAAGGCTCTCATTGCGCACCTCCGGTCAGCTTCAGCCCGGCCGCCGCGGCGATGCGCCGCCCCTCGGCGGCGGGGATGTCGAATGCTGCGCCGCCGATCCAGAGCGCAGCGGTGGCGGCGTCTTCGATATCGACGCGGCATTCCGCTGCTTGGCGCTGGGCGGCGTGCGCGAGCATCGTTGTCCTGAGCGCGCCGGTGGCTGCTTTCGTGTCGCGATACAGCGATGCGCTGATCATCGCGCCGACGGACGTGTGCTCGACGTAGATGATGATCCGTGCCGAGCGCAGCACGCTGCGCACTTCGTATCGGGGGCTGGTGGTCATCGTCGCGCCCTCAGTCCAGCCGCTCGACGTCGACCACGATGCATCCGGGCGGCGCGATCATGCGCGCGCACTGCATCGCTTCGGTGGCGTTCCGCGCCTTGAGCTGCAGGAAATCGCCCTCCTCGGGCGCGGTGCCGAATGCCTGCTGGATCTTGCGGGTTGGGCAGCGGTAGCTCTGCAGATTCGCGGTCGGTTGCGTGCTCATTGACTCGTGCCTCCTGATCGCGCGGTGCGATCGATTGCGCTCGTTTGAAATGACTGAATTACTGAATGGCTAATCTGCGGACGGCTCGGGCTCGCAACTCGTTGACCTTGTGGCCGCTGCTCTGGTAGCCGAAGCTGAAGGTCTGACTCCAGGCATACTCAGGAGCCGAGACGTATTCCTCGCCGGACCAGTACCAGGCGCCCTTGAAGTGGTCTTTCAGGTTTGCGAACAGGAGGGCTTGTTCGCTGCGGGTGGGGAGCTCGCCGCCGGCGCTGGCGGCCCATTCCTTGGCCGCCGCCCAGTTCACGGATTCGGCTTCGCCGGGGAGCAGGACCAGGTGGTAGTCGGGCGCGCCGTCCTGGCCGCGGGCGATGCCGGCGTAGATGCCGTTCTGCGCAGGCCAGTCGGCGCCGATCTTCGGCGGCATCGCGGCGATAGCTTCCTCGGCGTCTTCGATGGCGCCGATGGTCAGGTCGCAGGCGCGGTATTCGCGGATGATGCGGTTGGCTGCTTCGAGCAGGGATGCTGATTGCGGGGTGATTTGCACGGGGCCTCCATCTGGTTTCCGCAGCGAAGTGTTGCGGGATGGAATGGAGTATAGAACACTAAACTTAGGAGAGTCAAGTTTTCTATACTCCGAATTTAGAGGCCTGAACAGTTGCACCGCCTCCCATGGACATGGGATAGAACGTGCTTGCAGTAAACGTTTTAATTGCCGGGGCTCTCCCCCTCATCCCTTGCTCATAGGACAAAAAATGAAGAGTTTGCTTGGTGTAGTGCTGCTAGCTGGCCTCCTTGCATGTAGTTCGGCTAATGACATCGTGTTTGGACCCGAGCCACTAAAGCAAATGGCTGAGCAGGGCGACAAGTTCAGGACAATTCCCGAAGAAGACAGAATGCTGTTGGTCGGTTATGTCACTGCTATGTCAATAGGGAGTGTGCTGGGAGGAGATGTGAAACCCATCACCGGTCGGACGGTGGGCGAGGTGTTGGGAGACGCGCGTGTCTGGAGCGAGAAAATGAAAGTAGCGAAGGCCGAACAGGAGAAGCGCAAGGCTGAAGCCGAGGCCTTGCGTGCAAAGATTGCGGCCGAGAGAAAAGCGATCGCTGACAAGATCGCCGGCATGGTGACGATCGCCGTAACCGACAAGGTTGTGCTGCCGAAGAACTACGATGTGGGACGGTACAACGATCTCTTGATGATCAAGTATGCGCTGGAAAACAAGTCCGACAAAACCATTCGTCAGATCAAGGGGGAGGTGGTGTTCGAGGATCCCACAGGCGACGAAGTAGGCTCCTTGAATGTCGATTTCAACGAACCTATCGCCCCCGGCAAGACGTTGAAAACGGACACCGGGATGGGGTGGCGAACGAATCAGTTTTCAATGGGCGATATCGAGCGCATTGCCAGCCGGGAATTTGGCACAATGAAGGCAAGCTTTCGTGCCCGGTCTATCGCGTTCGAAGGGGGTGAAGTGCTGAAGGCCCCTGAATGATGCTCACTCGGTTCGATTGCGCAGGAGGGCGGAGCCGCGCGGCACAATGGCAGCCACGCGATGGATGCTTAGAATTTCCTCCTGCAGGAGGGTGATGGGTGGTATTGCAGAGTTGATCGAACCAAGGCACACCTCGCCATCGACCATCCAAAGCAGCTCTTTCACCATCGCTTTTTCGTTCTTGAGTTTCACCACAACGTCGTCGCCTGGCTGTGCTTCTACGCCCGGCTCGGCAACGATGAACTCTCCGCTCTTGATTCTGGGTCGCATGCTGTCGCCACGCACACGGATGGCGTAAGCATTGCGGTCTTGGCTGAACGTATAAATTTCTCCATCCCCCTGCCCAGGCGGGAAGTCGTCGATGCTGATGTAACCGTCGGGCCCGCCTTGGCCGGAGCCAACAATCGGGACATACCTGCCTGATCCCGTCTGCAATTCCGGCCCCGCGTTGAAGTGGGCGTAGGGTGACGACGGTGAAGCTTCGTGTGCTCTCGATTCTGCGCGCCGCTCGTCACCGTGGTAAGGCGGCTCAATTTTCTTTTTCCCTTTGCCGGTAACGATCCACGTGGCGCTGAAACCCGTGAGCGATTGAATGCCCTCCGCGTATTCGAGCTTCATCGACTTGATCCCGCCATTGAGCCATTGATTGGCCGTCCCCTTTGTCACGCCCGCGGCGCGCGCAAGGTCAACCTGCGGGAAGCCCGCTGAAATAATTTCCTGTATCCGTTCGGCAAGTGTCGACATGTCTAGCACTCTAAACGCGAGGTCGTTTAGGGTGCTTGACCCGTCGAGGTATAGAACACTATACTGAGATTGTTTATCGGAAAGAATGCTCATATGAACCAGTTGGATGCGCTCCAAAAAGCGATCGACATAGCGGGATCCGTTACTGCGCTAGCGGGCGCACTCGGACTGACGAAGGGCGCGGTTTCTCAGTGGAAGGAACCGGGCCGCAAAGTGCCCGCAGAGCATTGCCCCGGCATTGAAAAACTTACCGAACGCAAGGTTCGGTGCGAAGAGCTGCGCCCGGACGTGGACTGGGCCTACCTGCGCGAACAGACGAAAGCCAAAGTGAATTAATACAGGCTGCTGGTCACTGCCAGCGGCCTTTTTTCGCCCGAAATCGGGCTGTTGCGAAAGATCAATCAGGGTGAGCCAGGATATGTCGGTGCATGCGATGAACTTGGATCCTTTGTGGGTTGTTGTCGAAGAACAGCAATCGGAGCGCACCGGAATTTCCCACCCGTTTGTAAGTGAAGCAAGTTTAGTTGCTTTGAAGAATTGACAAAAACACAGTTGAAAGGGGATCGCTGTGAGCCTTCGAAAAGCCTATCAAGACATGGTCCGCGTGCTCGGCGTGCCGGACACCGCGGTGCTGATGGAGATGTCCGAGTCCGCGCTGGATAACCGGATCTACGAGCGTCGGGACCAGGCGTTCTCGGTGCGCCAGAGCCTGCGCCTGCAGGAGATTTCAGGCACGACCCGGTTTGCCGAGGAAGTGGCGAAGATGAGCGGCGGTACGTTCGTGCTGCTGCCATCGGTGGATGAGGTCGATAACGAGCCGTTGCTCATGAAATTTAACGAGCTGTACGGCCGTCTCGGCCAGCTCTCGGCACGGTTTTCCGAATACACGGCGGACGACGAGATATCCGAGCGCGAGCGGGCGCACCTTGCCGCGATGGGAAACGAGATTCACCAGACGCTGCAAGAGCTGCTGGCGCTGACGTTCCGTATCTATTGCCCGACGGATGCGCGGCAGGGGTTGCCGTCGCAGGGTGAGGCGTAGGAGCCAGCATGTCGATTCCGAAGATTCCGAAGTTGAGCCCGGCACGTGCACCGCGCCGGGTGGCGATGCCGCGCGTTCGGCGCGCAAAGAAACCCACGATGTCGCTGACCGAAGCCGTGCACCGCGTGCTGGTGCGCGTGCGCGCAAGCGTGCAGCCGTTCGGCGTCTTCGTGATCGACGGACGGCTGGTTATTTCGAATGCGAGAAGCGATCGCTTCCAGGCGCTGCAGCGGCGCTCTCCCAGCAGCCTGATCGGCACCTACGGCCCCGGGTTGAAGATCGCCGATGCGCTGGATGACCTGTGCGATCACTTCAGCGATGACGAGGGGCCGAATGGCTCTGCTTGACGAAGTCATCCTGGACATGCAGGCCGCCGGCAGGCCAACGCTCCCTCCGGGCCACCCGATCTGCGATGGGAAGGAGCGCCGCTACGGTCCGAAGAAGAAGGCCTGGTACAAGCTGATGGCCGTCGATCGCGACGGAAAGCGCTTGGTGTATGGCTCCTTTGGCTACTGGCAGGGGGACGATAACGGCGCGGTCGGCGTAACCCTGAAAGAAGGGGAGGTCAGCAAGGAAGAGCTGGCGGCGGCGCGCCGGCGTGCCGAGGAAGCCGCGCGCGCGGAAGCCGAGAAGCGCGAGCGCCTGGCAGACGCGGCTGCCAACCGTGCGAAGCTGCAATGGGAGACCGGGCAACCGGGCACGCCGGCGGCGCCGGTGGCATGCCCGTATCTACAGCGCAAGCAGGTCGACCAAGAGGGCGTCCGGGTTACTGCGGATGGAACGCTGTTGGTGCCGATGAAGCGCTATTCGCGCGACGGTGTGCGCTTGGTGGGCCTGCAGAAGATCCTCCCGGACGGTACGAAGACGTTCAACAAGGGCATGGACAAGGTCGGCGCTGCATGCCTGCTCGGCAAGGTGCACGACGACTCGCCGCTGATCATGTTCGGCGAAGGCTATGCATCGGTCGAGTCGGGTCGCATGGCGATTAACCGCGAGCATCCGGGCGTCGTTGCCTTCGACGCCGGCAATCTGGCGGCCGTCGCACGTGGCTTTCGGCGCGATTTTCCCGCCGCGCACTTTCTTTTTCTCGCCGACGACGACTGGCAGTTGAAAAAGCGGCTGGCCAAGCGGCTGGTCAAGGACTTCTGCATCGCGGCGACACTTGAGATCGACGGCGAGCAGCAACTGCTGAGCGAGGTTGACTTCGCCGACGACAAGGAACTCGATGCGAAGCTAAAGGCGCGGCTGGTTGCGGCTGCCGGGGTGTCGGCGATCATTTCCATCGACGGGGTGGAACAGCAGCTGGCTGCGGACGACGGCAGCACCGTGCGCGTCACCGCGCGCTGGCGCAAGGACGAGAACGGTGTGCAGTACATCGAGGCGGATGTGCGCAGCGCACGCGTGGTGCGCACGCTGAAGCTGGAGAACACCGGCATTGCCCGGGCGACAGCCGTCGTGCGCGAGGTGGGCAATGCCAGTGTGGTGTGGCCGGTCTTCAAGGATCGCGGCGCGCGGAAGTGGACCGACTTCAACGACTTGCACGTGGAGGAGTCACTGGAGGCCGTACGGCAGCAGCTGCTGGCCGCAATCGACCAGGCACTGACCAAGCCCGGTGCTGATCCTTCCCCGGCCCCATCCGATCCGGCGCCGCCGCCGGAGCCGATTCCCATCCCGGACGAGGCCTTCCCCGCGCCCTTACCTGGGAGCGATGCGGCTGGAGATACCGGATTCCAGGGGCTGGAGTGGGCGCTGGAGCATTGCGCGTTGGTGCAGGGATCCACGGACGTCTGGGACTCCCTGAACAAGATCAGGATGAAGAAATCCGGCTTTCTTGCCCTCGTCGGCAAGGAAACGGCGAAGGCCTGGGAGGCACATCCGAAGCGCAAGGCCATCAGCCCCCGGAACCTGCCGCGGCTGCACCGCGGCGTCGCCGTCGACGTGGGGGGCGGGGGAGACGACATCGTCGACATGCTGGACCGGTACACGCTGCTGTACGGCACGAAGACGGTGTACGACGCCGAGAAGAACATGGTGCTGAGCTACGACGCGATGAGCCTCGCGCGCGGCAGTGACCTGGCAACGCGGTGGATCGAGCACCCGCTGCACCGGGAGGTCGACCAGGACAAGCTGGTGTTCGACCCGACGCAGCGGCTGCCGCTCGACACACACATCAACATGTTCCGGGGGTTCCCCTTAGTGCCGAAGCAGGACGACGCGAAGTGCGACCTGGTCCTCGAGCTGCTGCACAACCTGTGCTCGGATGAGGCGAACAGCGAGATCGTGTTCGACTGGGTGGTGCGCTGGCTGGCCTACCCGCTGCAGCATCCCGGCGCCAAGATGCAGACGGCACTCCTCTTCTTCGGCGAGAAGCAGGGGACGGGCAAGAGCCTGTTCTTCGAAGGAATCATGCGGCCGATCTACGGGCCCTACGGTGTGACGGCCGGCCAGTACCAACTGGAGTCGCAATACACCGCGTGGAAGTCACAGAAGCTGTACGTCGTTTTCGAGGAGATTCTGTCCAGGCAGGACAAGTACAGCCACTTCGGCCTGATCAAGCACATGATCACCGGCCGCGATCACCGCCTAAACGAGAAGCACCTGCCCGAGCGCACCGAGGCGAACCACCTGAACGCGGTCATGCTGTCGAACGAGCTGCAGGCCGTGCCGATCGAGCCGGAAGACCGCCGCTTCCTGGTGGTCGAATCGCGCTCGCATCCGCGCCCGGGGCTGACCGATGCGATCAAGGCACTGCTGGACGATGGGATCATCGAGGCCTTCTACGATTTCCTGCTCAAGTACCCGCTGGGCGACTTCGACCCGCACACGAAGCCGGTCATGACCGTCTCCAAGCAGCGAGTGATCCGGTACGGGCTGCCGAGCTGGGACGCCTTCCACCAGGCATGGTCCGCCGGCGAGATCGTCGGGGCACCGTACTGCACCTGCCGCACCGAGGACTTGTACATCGTCTACAAGCGCTGGTGCGAGTCTGCGGGCGAGAAGAAGCTTTCCCTGACCAAGTTCTCGGAGTTCATGTCCCTGCGCGTGCCCAAGGAGCGGCCTCATCTGCTGCTGGGCAATTCCGGGAAGAAGAAGCAGTACATGGCGTTCATCGTCCAGGGCGACGGTCAGGAGAGCCTGTCGGCGCAATGCGAGCGCTTTCGAAAAGAGGCGGACATCCAAGGGGGGCTCTGACGCCCTGTTTTAAGCAGGGTAAGCAGGCCGATTTTCCAAGCCTGCTCGATGCAAAGCCAGCATTCATGCGGGTTAAGCAGGGTAAGCAGGGTAAGCAGGGTTGCTCCGCGTGTGTGCGCGTAATTTGATCGAAAGGCAGCGGTATGCAGGCAATCGTTTTTTCTTCACGTGCGCGTAAACATACCCTGCTTACCCTGCTTACCCTGCTCAAGCAGCGTCCAGTAAGGCTTTCCGGCGAGCAGGGTTGGAATTGAAGCCTGCAAACCCTGCTCATCGAGGGATTCATGGGGAAGAAGTCACTACGCGATGAAATGCCGGAGACGGCGGGCTTCATCGACTCGCTACGAGAGGCGTTCGGGAAGGAAATGGTCGATGAACAGATACGGCAGGGGATGCGAGGCCAGCCGGTCTTTTGGGCACGTGAAAACGGCCGGGAGATCGGGACGCGGTCAGACAGTGCAGCATCCGAGGCGGTGAAGTGGGATCAACGTGGGGTGTCGTACCTGGTGCCGAAGAATGGAGAGAATGAATGATCGATTGGGTGAACGAGAAGCTGATCCTGTGGGCGGACTGGGCGCGCCGACGCGATGACGGCGGGTTGGGATATGCGAAGGACTCACCAACGTGCCGACTCGCAGCGAGCGGCACATCGGGCGGTATCGTGCTCGCTGAGTCGGACGCCCTGGAGATCGATAGCGCTATGGTGTTCCTCGCCCAGGAGCGGCCCGAGTTGCATCGCGTCGGAATGGAGTGGTACTACCACGGCTCGCCGGCCATGGTCGCCGCGAAGCGGATCGGCTGCCACCGCGACACGGTTTATTCGCGTCTGGACGCGTTGCATATCGCTGTTGCGAAACATTTGCAGGAGCGGTGTTCCGTGAAAGTGCGTGCTAACGCGTGAAACTTTTTCAGATTTTCGCAGATAGCCAGGCTCCGACAAATGCCATACGATTCAGCTACGCTTTGCAACGCGTGCAGGGTCATGAAAGATGAGCCCTACGCCTGTGACGCAAGAGCGTGGTCACCGCTATACGTGACCACCAATCGATTGTCTCCTCCACTTGCTCCCCTCCCTGGCGGGTGGATTCGCCGCCGCGACGTTGATCCCCTTCGTCGCGGCGGTTTCTTTTTATGGCTGCCGCACCGTACAAGCACCTTTACGACAGAAAAGAGTGGTTCCGCTTACGGCACCGTCAACTGTCGAAGCAGCCGCTGTGTGCCATGTGCGCGAAGCTCGGCAAGGTAACGCCGGCAAAGATCGTCGATCACGTCAAGCCGCACCGCGGCGATGAGGCGCTGTTCGTCGACGAAGACAACCTCCAGTCGTTGTGCAAGCGCTGCCACGACGGCGCCAAGCAGCAACTCGAAAAGAGTGGCGTGCTGCGAGGCTGTGACCTGAATGGGATGCCGCTCGATGCGAGCCATCCATGGAACCAGATCAACTGAGCTGGCCGCCAGCGTGCTCCGAGTGGCGGTGTGAGTAACGGGCACAGCCGCAGACGTAGCAAAGGCCGATAAGGGCTCCGGCCGCCTCGGCGGTTCCGAAGCGGCGCGGGCTGTGGTACTTGAGAGGATTGACGATGGCTGTAGATTCGATGGATGTGGGCCCGAAGTTGGTAGATATTTTGGGTCTTCCAAGGCGAACGAAGGCATTCGAATTACGTGTGGCTGTGGGCGAGCCTGTGACGGTGCGCTGTGAGTACTTCCCAGAGCTTCCATCTGGCTCCAGTTGCAGTTGGATGTCGGTTTTTTCGGAGTTCGAAATTTGTCGAAGGACGGTGATGCCGTCATTTGACGAGTGGTATCGAAGCAGGTTGGATGAAGCGCACGCGGCATACCTTGCGACGCAGTGCCGCCTCGCTGAGTTGGATGAACGGATAGCATCCAACGGGTGAGTGTGGCAGGGGGGCGTCAAATGTTTGCAGCTTCTCGCTCCCCGACCGGCTGCCTCCCTTTTTTCGCACGAGCGGGAAAAATGGGAGGGGGGTATAGCGATCGAGTAGGAGTCTCAAATGGCAGGTAATTCGAATTCCGGGCGTCGTGCGTTGCCGGCGACCGTGCATCTGTTGCGCGGCAACCCGAGCAAACTTTCGGCCGCCCAGCTCGCGGCGGCCGGCGCAGCCGGAACTCCCGCTGGCGCGGGCGAGGCTCCGGCCTGCCCCAGCTTCCTGACGGCCGAAGCCAAGAAGGAATGGAAGCGGATCATCGATGACCTGGTGGCGCTGGGCGTCGTGCAGAAAATCGACCGCGGCGAGCTGGCCGTGTACTGCCAGGCCTGGGCCGATTGGAAGTTCGCGCGCGAGAAGATCGCCGAGCTGCAGGAGAAGGGCTACGTCGAGAACACGCCGAGCGGGTACAAGCAAATCTCCTCCTGGATGCAGGTGGCGAATCGCGCCGAGGAGCGCATGCGCTCTGCGGGAAACTCGTTCGGACTGAACCCGTCCACGCGCTCCAGGCTGAGCATGACGCCGGCGCCGCAGGGCGAGCTGTTCCCCAATGAGCAGAAAGACAAAGCAGCCAAGTATTTCTGATCGCGCAACCCAGTACGCCCAAGATGTCACCGATGGCAAGATCATCGCAGGGCCGCACGTGCGCGATGCGTGCCGGCGGCACCTGCTCGACCTGGTGGAGGGCCCGGCCCGCGGCCTGAAGTGGGACATCGAAGCGGCCGCCCGCGCGATCGGCTACTTCGAGGACGTGCTGTGCCTGAACGGCGGCCAGTTCGAAGGCAAGCCGTTCGAAGTGCTGTCCTGGCAGGCCTTCATCGTCGGCAACCTGTTCGGATGGAAGGGCGCGGACGGCTTCCGGCGCTTCCGCGTGGCCTACGTCGAGACGGCCAAGGGCAGCGGCAAATCCCCGCTGGCGGCAGGCATCGGGCTGTACGGCCTGACCGCCGACGGCGAGGCTCGTGCCGAGGTGTACGCCGCGGCGACCAAGAAAGACCAGGCGCAGATCCTGTTCCGCGACGCGGTCGCCATGGTCGACCAGTCGCCCCAGCTCGATGCGCGGATCGAACGATCCGGCAGCAAGGGCAAGGAATGGAACCTGGCCTACCACGCTAGCTCGTCGTTCTTCCGTCCGATCAGCGCGGACGACGGCCAGTCCGGACCGCGTCCGCATATTGCGCTGCTGGACGAGATCCACGAACACAAGAACGGCAACGTGGTCGAGATGATGCGCGCTGGCACGAAGTACCGGCAGCAAGCGCTGATCTTCATGATCACCAACAGCGGTACCGACAAGCGCACGGTGTGCTGGGAGTACCACGACTACGGCGCCAAGGTTTGTGCGGGACAGCTCGAAGACGACAGCTTCTTCGCCTTCATCTGCTCGGTCGACGAAGGCGACGACCCGTTCAAGGATGAGGGGTGCTGGGAGAAGTCGAACCCAAGCCTGCGCCACGGCATCCCCGGCATGAAGTACCTGCGCGAGCAGGTCACCCAGGCGCGCGGCATGCCATCGAAGGAATCGGTGGTCCGTCGTCTGAACTTCTGTCAGTGGACGGAAGCGGAAGCGCCCTGGATTTCCGGGCAGGTCTGGTTCGCCTGCAAGGACGCGTCGCCGATGCCGCTGGAAGCGTTGTACGGCCGCAGCGGTACCGCAGGCCTCGACCTCTCCAGCACCCAGGACTTGACAGCCCTGGTGCTGGCGCTCGACCCGGTGGAGGATGACCCATACACGCGGCTGGTGCCGTTCTTCTGGCTGCCCGGCGATGGGCTGCACGACAAGGCCGACCGCGACCGTGTGCCCTACCTCGCCTGGCGCGATGCCGGTTACCTGACGGCGCTGCCCGGGCGCGCGATCAACAAGCTGGCCGTGCTGCACCGGCTGTCGGAGCTGTGCGGCCTGTTCGACATCCGCGTCATCAGCTACGACCGCTGGCGCATCGAAGACCTCAAGTCGCTGGCCGAGCAGGAAGGCGTCAGCCTGCCGCCGCTGGAGCCGTTCGGGCAAGGCTTCAAGGACATGGCCCCGGCGGTCGACGAATACGAACGCATGCTGCTCGACGGCCAGCTCCGGCACGACGGCAATCCGGTCATGACCTGGTGCATGGCGAACGCCGTGGTCATGGCCGACCCGGCCGGCAACCGCAAGCTGTCCAAGGAACGCGCGACCGGGCGCATCGACGGAGCAGTGGCCGCAGTGATGGCGATCGGCCGGGCGATGTCGAAGGAAGAACAGCTTGAGCCTGAAATCATCACACTGGACTTTTAAATGACCGGCAAACTACTTGATCTTGAGGCGACGCGGCACGAGTCGCGCGTGCTCGGCGCGTGGCTTGCCGGCCGGGACGGTGCGGCCGAACGTGCCGGCATTGTTGCCTTGGGAGAGAACTCGTCCGGACAGTTGACCCTGAACGAGCTTGCGAACCTGCTCGGTGCCGCACACAGGTCATCCTCCGGCGCCTCCGTGACTGCCGAGACGGCCATGCGAGTCTCCGCGGTCTATGCGTGCGCGTCCTTGGTGGCAGGCGCGATCGCATCCCTGCCGATTGGCATCTACGAACGCAGCAATGGAAACCGCAGCAAGGCCGACCATGATTACTGGTGGATGCTCAACGAGAAGGCAAGCGACGGTTGGACCGCCGCCGTAGCCTGGGAGGCAATCATGCTTTCGAAGCTGCAGCATGGTGACGGCTTCGGAGAGTTGATCCGCCCAAGCATCTACAGCAGCCGCGTGATCGGCTGGAAGCCGCTCCCACGCTGGACCGTACAGCCGTTCAAGGATGGCGGGCGGGTCTACTACCGGGTGAGCCCGGGCGACAAACCGTCTTATGTCCTGGACAGTGCGGACGTAATTCACTTGCCCAGTCTTGGATTTGATGGACTGACCAGCCCGAGCCCGATTACCTATGCAGCCCTTGAGGCAATCGGAACGGCGCTTGCATCGCAGGAACACGCAGGGCAGTTCTTCAAAGGCGGCGCGAACTTCGACTATGCGTTGAAGACGGCTTCGAGGCTGGACAAAACCCAGTTGGAGCAGCTTAAGGCGTCCCTGATCGCCAGGGCGCAGAACGGTGGCCGAGGTCCTCTGATCTTGTCGGGTGGACTGGAGCCGGCGCAACTGAGCGTGAATTCCAAGGACGCCGAAATTCTGGCCACCCGGCTATTCACCGTCGAGGAGATCTGCCGCATTTTTGGCGTGCCCCCTCATATGGTGGGGCACACGGACAAAACGACGAGCTGGGGCAGCGGTATCGAGCAGCAGGGGATTGGGTTCGTCCGGTACACCTTGCAACGCCACCTGACGCCCGTCGCCCAAGAGCTGAACAGCAAGCTATGGCCAGTCCGCCAGAAGTATTTCGTCGAGCACATCACAGCGGCGCTGGAGCGAGGCGACCTGAAAGCCCGCTACGACGCTTACCGGACTGCGCTCGGCCGAGCTGGCGAGCAGCCGTTCATGGACGCCGACGAAATCCGCCGGTTGGAAAACATGCCACCGAATCCGAACCTGAAAACGAATGGAGGCGCGGATGCGCAACCGACTACTGCAACTGCTGGCTGAAAACCGCAAGCCCTTCGAGCCGATTCAGAACAAGATCGTGGCGAAGGATGGCGAGGCGGCAATCTACCTGTACGACCCCATCGTCGGCGATCGCATGATGGCGGAATGGTGGGGCGGCGTGTGCCCGCAAGACTTCGTTCCGGCGGTGCGCGCGCTGGAGGCGGACAGCATCACGCTCTACACAAACTGTCCGGGCGGTGATGTCTTCGCCGCCGAAGCCATGTGCCAGGCCCTGCGCGAACATCCGGCAAAAGTGCGGATGCAGATCGAGGGCTACGCAGCCAGCGCGGCAACTTCTATCGCATGCGCATGCGACGAGGTCGTGGCAACGCCGGCATCGAAGTACATGATCCACCAGACTTGGACGCTGGCTCTTGGCAACGCCGACGAACTGCTGCAGACAGTTGACCTGCTGCGCAAGTGCGATGAGTCCATGTTCGACGAATACGAGCGTCGCACCGGTCAATCCCGCGAACAGATCATCGAATGGTGCAAGGCCGAAACCTGGTTCACGGCCGAGGAAGCGGCCAAGCATGGGTTTGTCGACAGCGTGCTGCAGAGCGCG